CTAACCATACCATGTCAGTCGCCAATACCGAATACGACAATATCTTATTGTATGGGTTCCGTAAATATTCATCCATGTTAATTTATTCTTATTTGATCCGTATACTTATTTATCAATATACTTATTCTTTGTATCTATCTTCAATTTTAATTTTGTATAACATATTAAATTTATCTTTGTATAACATATTAAATTTATCTTTGTATAACATATAATACTACTATGATTCATATTCTACGCTCTATTGTCGTCGGTCTTTTATGTGGATTGGCACCGTCGTTATCGTCTTCTCTTTCCGATTCGTGTATATGTACTACAGCACAATGTCCCCTAGTTGGCGTCAATACATTGGTCATGGGTGGAGGTGCCGCTACCATCCATTATAAATACATTGAACAACATGGACATGCTGTCGTCTCCTCCGCCGAAGGGGTTGTTTCTGACGGTTCGCTTGATAAAGGTAGTGATACTACAGAGTGTACGCAAAAATATTCCCGCATGTTAGAAGACGATGGGTCATCCAATTGCGACGCCGGACATATTATGGCCAATCGACTAGGTGGTTACGGTAATCAACCCATTAATATTTTTCCACAAGCGTTCTCTATTAATCGCGGGGTATATGCCCAATTTGAAGATAAGATTTACCAATGTATTAAGAGTGGAGCTACACAAGCGAATCTCTCTTGGCAGTTTACATATAAAAATACATCAAGTACTATGCCATCACAAGTTCAGTATACAGCGGTCTTTGATAAGGGCGATTGTACGAGTATTCATTCCGTCTTCTCTAATTAAATAGACTAACATACTCTAGCATCAGTGTAGAGTTTACTATCCTTATCCCTCACCAGTAAAACGAATACATCCGGTGATAACTTTGCTTAATCTATGCCAGAAAGTTTGTTTCTCAAATTTATTCGTCTGTGTATGATCGCATTTGTTATAATATTCTAGCCAATCATCTGGAGATTTTTTAGTTCCACCGTCATATTTCACAGCCAAGTTAGATTTACATAACATTTCACCGACTGAAATGTCATCTAAATACACATCTGCGAGTATGCGTCCATATTTTTCTAGTTTTACATTTTTCAAATGAATAATTTTATTGAAAATCATATCACATACTTTTTGTTTTGCTATATTTGCGCATACATGCTCGTTATTGTCTTGTGTTTTTATTTCGGGACAATCAATTCCATTGATTCTAACTGAAAATCTGTACACTGGAGAACCTTCGTGTGGTAATTTTGTTGCGATGGTGATTGTATCTCCATCATATACTTTAATAACCTTACCGCATGTAATAGGAGGAATATATGGTATAGTGTCATTATAGACAATTTTTTGTAAATATGATTCAGACTTCATATGTTGTGGTATTATTATAAGATTTTTATTACAGACTTCAATTATTATTTATTACACCGACTATAGTGTTCATGTGAACCCAGATATAATAACTTCGTCGTTAGAGCACGTGTCTTCGTTGTCTACATCAGTTGGGCATATGATTTGTTTGTCGGGGGTGCCATCTATGCTAGATATAGACCAGCATGTGAAGACACCGGACAAATATTGAGCACTTTCACATTGTAAGGCAACCATAGTGATGCCTCCGAACGCCTCGCGAATCAATGATGCCGATACAGATTTGCCTACATTTGATGTAATGATACTTGGTGTACCAAGTTTCTTACTCAGATTTATAGTAGTATTGAAGTAAGTATCTTGTGTAAGTGTCGTACATGTTCCGTGTTTTGTCCATTCATGTTCCCAAAATGAATTGTAGTTTGGATCACTGGGTTCAGACTTGACATTGGGCCAATAGTGATTCATAGTATTTATACCAATATTTGCTATCACCTCCTCATTAAATGGTTCAGATGTACAATCTGACGGATATCCACCGGAAGAGTACTGAGGCCATAAACCATGTATAACAAAATTGGTTCCCCAGAAAGACTGGGGATTACTACATTGTGCCCATGAAGGGTTTTCATAGCAACTTTCCGGCTCCCATATGTAAGCAAAAACATATAGATCTGCCGACGGCTGTATGATGTTATTGACTCGTGAAACTGATTCACCATGAGAGGACTTTATCTCGCATGATAATAGTAAAAACGCGGATAACAAACTGTATAATATTCCGTTATAAATAATATTCATGGTATAATAGATATGAATATTATTTTTACACAAAAAAATCGGAGGCTTCTTTTGCGGGCGCTATTTTCTCATGTGATTTCTTTACATTGTACAAATAGTTTGTAAATTATTAAAAAACATTGTTTTCCAATCATATTTGTAATCAGTGATATGTTTAATAGCTTTTTTAAGTTGTTGTCTCATATTTATATGATTAATCATTTTCTTTTCAATAATATCTCTTACTTTATTTGAAAAAACTCTCTCAATATAACCATCATACATACATATATCAAGTGCTTCGCCCCAATGCCATCTGACACCAATAAAATTTAAAATATTTATAATGTGCTTGTATTTTAATATTTTTTTTACAGTTGTTCCAAATAAAATAGATACTACATTTTCTTTATAAGAAGGGCATAATAAATGTTTTGATTTTAAAAAAGGTCTTATTTGTATATAATAAGCTATTTCATTTATATTTAATTTTAAAAGTAATTCAATTATATCATTTATATATTCAAGTGGAATATAAAATTCAATATAAGTAATCGGTTCATTAACATATTTTCCTCCTCTAAACCATAATTTTGAAAAATGTATAATATTTTCACCATCTTTTATGTGATTTCTAATACGATTAACATATTTGATTCCATGTTTATTTACTAATTTATTAAATTCAAGGTCATGTTTTGTCGCATTTACAATAACTCCAGAATTTTCATTTTTTTTTAATGCGCTATAATTATCATTAGAACTGATAAGTGTTTCATCAATATTTGTTTTATCTTTAAATGGTTCAGCTAATAATACAGAAACCTCCGGATTATTAAAAAAATACATAAATTCACATAATATTGGAGTTTTAGAATTAAAAATATTATTAATATATTCTTGAATGTTATTTATATTAATATAATCATCATAATACTTTAAAAATGTTTTATCAGATATTTTTACTTTTAAGGAATAAATTAATCCACATATACTACCTAGATGAACTGAATAATATTTAATATCACGACCAGATATATTTTTTATATTACCTTTATTATCAATATATGTTATTTCAAGAATTGTATCACAAAATTGATTTATATACTTTCCGCCAAGTGAATTTACACAATTTGCTGCTGATCCGGCTAAAGTTTGTTCACGTATACTTCCTACAGAACAGAGCACTCTTTTATATGGTTTAAGAAATTCTTCTAATTCATATATTTTGATTCCTGCTTCGGCAGTTACTGTATTTTCTTTTAAATTAATATCAATTACATCTTTAAATTTAGCTATATTTATTAGTTCACCACCACCATATATATCAATAAAAGAGTGACCTCCACCTAGAACTGTATATTCTTGTTTTTTTGCTATTTCAACAAGCTCATTAATATTTGCTGGACGAATCATATTTTGTGAATATTTTATATTTTTTGCCCAATTAAGCATTATATAATTAATTATACTTAATGATAATATTTTTTTTATTACTATATTTTTATATTACTAAAAATATATAGTTTAAAATATATGTTAGAACAGTATATAAATCATTTTAATACTGTTTCAAATAGCATAACATATAGATATACATATTATATACTTGGTATTATTGCGTTCATATTCTCATATATATGTCAATATTTAATAGGAAAACCGTGTAATAATCTCTCAGCAATAATTATTCGTACTATCCATCATTTTCTCATTTTTTTTATTTACTTTGGATTTTTGGCTCCAGTAACAAATATATTGTTTATTTCTATTTTAGTAGGTACTTCTCTTCTATCTTGGTTATTAAATAAAAATTATTGTATTCTTACTATTTTAGAAAATAAAATTTGTGGTTTAAGCAAGACACATGTATTTCGCGACATAACTTATTATTTATCTAAGGATTTTGATAAATTTTTAAGTTATAATAGAATATATTTAATTTCATGTACTTTTTTGATTATTTTATTACGATTATATTTTTATTATTATAAATCAAAAAAAATAGAAATACAAGGACATCGGGGGGCTCGTGGAAATTATCCAGAAAATACCTTATCTGGATTTAAATATGCGTTAGACAATAATATTAATACGTTGGAATTAGATTTACAAATAACAAAAGATAACGAATTTATTATATATCATAACAAAGATATTGACCAAAATATTTGTATGAATGGTCCAATAGTTTCTGTAAAAAATTTAACTCTGGAAGAAATAAAAAAATATGATTGTGGTTCAAAACAACATCCTAATTTTAAAAACCAAATTACTGTTTTAGGAGAACAGATTCCTACTTTTAAGGAATTAATTAATATGGTTAATAATGACTATTATTTTAAAATAATAGATATAAAATTTAATGTTGAAATAAAAACTGATAAACAGTTAGATAGTGATGATGAAGTCAAACATTTTGTAGAACAATTGGTTCATTTTATACATGATGAAAATTTACAAAATAAAATTATTGTTCAGTCGTTTGATTCGCGTGCATTAGAATATATGAAACAATTTGACCAAACTATTAAAACATCTTATTTAATTCGAAAAACAACCAATATAGATGATACTTTTTTGACAAATGCGAAAAAACTAGGAGTTAAAATAATTTCCCCTGAATACATATTAGTAAATAAAGAAATTGTTAATACAATACATGAACAAAATTTTGAAGTTTTACCTTGGACGGTAAATGATATAGATACATTTAAAAAAATGATTGAATATAAGGTTGATGGTATTATTACAGATTATCCTGTAATGTTAAATGATTATCTTAAAACAATATAATTTATGAATTACGTGTTTGGACATTTATTGTCCTACCTACATAGATTTGACTATTTTCAAAGGTATACTACATATATTCAAGTATGTAGTATATAATAGAATATTTGGGTTTTACTCATCTAGAGCAACTTTTTATTTTCAAAGAGTAAATGATTTTCCAGTTTTGGACATTTATTTCATGTCCATTTTCCAATTTTCAAAAACAAATCTGAAAAAATGTTGAAAAAAGTGAGTGTGACCATAATGGTAAGAATACAGATTTTTTTATTTTAAAATTGTGATTGTTAATTTTTAAATATTTATGTGAAATGATTTAGGGATTTTTTTGTAAGTCTATTATATACTTCAAATGACTGACAAATTTGTCCCAAAAATCCCAACTAATTATGAATGTAAATTATGTGACTATATACCATGTACTAAAAAAGAATATGATACACATTTATTAACACATGATAGTGTGGTGGCTTCAAATGGACTTACAAATGCTGACAAATTTGTCCCAAAAATCCCAAATAATTATGAATGTAAATTATGTGACTATATATCATGTAATAAAAAAGACTATACTAAACATTTATTAACGATTAAACATATCAGAGCTTCAAATGACGACAACTCCCAAAAATCCCCTTATTATTTCAAATGTGATTGTGGTAAAACATATAAACATAGACAGAGCTTACATAAACATCGAATTAGTTGCTCGTGTAATCAAGATGAATGTAATTCAAATACTGTAGTTACTACAAACAATAATACTGTTATTCCAATAGACCATGCTTCATTGACTGAGAAAATGATAGAGTTGGTCATGTCAAAGAACCAAGAATTTATGAATGTATTTATGGATAAGATTGTACATATATTGCCTAGTATTACAAATAATAATACAAATAGCCATAACACAAATAACAATCAGTTTAATATCCAAATGTTTTTAAATGAACATTGTAAGAATGCCATGAACATTAGCGATTTTATTAAATCTTTACCTCTTACTGCTCAGCATTATGAAAATACAAAAGACAATGGCTTGGCAGACACTCTTACCAATTTAATGGTTGATGGGTTGAATAATCTGGATGTTGTTGAACGCCCAATTCATTGTACCGACCAAAAAAGAAAGGTCATGTATGTAAGAGATAATAATAAATGGGAGAAAGATACGAACAATGATATTGTAACAAAGAATGTTAAAGACTTGACTTGTATACATCGGGCGAATGTGGACATGTGGCAAGAGAAGAATCCTAAGTTTAATACAGACGAAGATCTACAAATCGCTTTATCTGTTATTATTGGTAATTTATTTACCGATATTATAGGTGAAAAGAAGGGTATTTCAAAGCTTATGAAGGGTGTAATTGATGCCACCTATTTGGACGATAATGTTAAGAAAGGATTTGCCAATTGTGATACTCTAGCATCGGTATAGAGTGTATTCGACGCAATTATTTGAATGCTACTTTTCTTTAAATACTTTTCTACACTATAATAAAAAAGTATTTAAAATACACTAATGGGGAAATCGGTTACATTGTCTGCCGACGGCTTTATCTAATGATGGCATACTATGATACTCTATCATCGTGCGTATGCTATCGGGTAACTCTCTTTGTAAATAGACTGCTACGAGGAGACAAATAAGTATTCGACAATCATAGGTAAATATCACTTGACCCAGATATCGGTTACATAACGGTTTATCGGTTATACTTCGGTCACTTCTTTTGCTGGCACTATTTTGTGATGTGATTTCTTTACTAAATACCAATAATATGCTAATATCACAAATATGCCGGCAATAGAACCAAATGCAATATACACATATGTTTGATTGGTGCTACAACATTCGTTTCGATTCTGAAAACAACAATACTCTTTGTTATTTTCAATACATAAATTATCTGTTTCTCGTTTTTCGTACCAATAACATTTATCTAATTTACTTCCAGTATCACACATTTTATTACACATTTTGCTAGTGATTTGTCTGCTTGGTTCAATTGTAGGTATTCTAAATAATGATTCCGATGGTGTTGTACAATAATATAGATTTATTGCGCAACAATCATATGTTCCATCTACACGCATACATGTATTGCTATTACATTCGTAATCAATATACCATATTGAGAAATTACATGTTACATTATATAATTTCTCGTTTGGACAGAGATTTATGTCTAAACACGACATTTGTTATTGATTGTATTTGATATAACAAATCATGTAACAATAATATATCAATTTTTTATTATACACATAATACTGTATAATTTCAATAAATTTATTCGGTATTTTCTCTCTATTCTTTACACCGACCTATACTTATAATACAAATAACAAAATACACAATGTATACAAATAAAGAAGGCACAATATTCTTTTTAATAATGGACTCGTAGAGAGAAAATATGCGAAAATTCATTCATATGATTATAATTCATTTAATCCTATTTTCTCTCTACATCATTTTAATTCGTCCACAACTTTACTTGAATATATGTAGTAAAAATATATAAACCCATCTATTTCCTTTATTGTATAAATGCCCGAGGCATGTGGTGCCCCACAATCTTTTTCACGCAAGGCTTGTTTGGCTGACTTCCTTGATGATGATGACGACGATATGGACTCTCATTGTTATAATAAACAAGATAGACGATATTCACATAGAGATGATGTTTTTATTGCTAAGAACCAACAAGAATTCGGTCACAGAAAGCGCATCAAACCTTGACGCACTGGTACGAAAAGCCAACAACAAATTGTTCCCAAAGGCTTTAAAAAGGGGTTCCGCGGTTAACCGCATCTGTTGACAGCTGCCAAAAAATTGTCTTTTGTGAATGACGCAATATAATCGGTTTCATTACTTTGCCGAATACATTTGACATGTTTTTGTC